GATAGATTGTTAGAATCTACTCTACGACCAGGAACCGCAGATAACGACATCAATGCTTCTCGTAACATGGGAATGTTGCCTGAAGGTTATGTTGTAAACCACTATCTTACAGATTCAGACGCTTTCTTTATCAAGACAGATACCCCAAGAGGTTTCTTGCACTTTGAAAGATTGCCAATGTCAACTAAGATGGAAGGTGACTTCGATACAGGCAACATGAGATTTAAGGCTCGAGAGCGTTATAGCTTTGGTTTCTCAGATCCACGTTGCGTATTTGGTTCACCAGGTGCATAAAAGATTAGGGGGAGCTAGTCTCCCCCATTAATCTGGGATAATTAGCCCTAGCGACTGACCCAGCAGACGCTTACCAAGACTCTAGGGCGAAACCTTTGGTAAGGAGGATATTTAAATGGCAGTACATTTTACTGGCCCAGTGCTTTACGCAGGTAAAGACGGACAAAGACAATGGTTTGAAAATCTACCAGTTGCAAACAATCCTGACTATTTAATGTATATGGATGATTTCACTGGTATAGCATTAGACACTACTAACGACTGGACATTAATAAAAGACAGTTCAGCTACAGCTGCGCTAGGTGCAGATGCTGAAAATGGTACGTTAGTTTTAACTTCACAAGCGACTACTGATAATGACGGTGCTTCAGTTCAAGGCAACGAAATATTTGCGTTATCTGCTACTCGTGATATCTGGTTCGAAACTAAATTATTCATTACTGATGCTGAAGGCGATGCGATGGATGTTTGTGTTGGCCTAACAGTTAACTTTGCTACTAATCCAGAAGCCATGCTAACCGCAGCAGATAGAATAGTGTTTCAAATAGATGACGGTGATAGCAACATTGATTGTGTTACTGAAAAAGACGGAACAGCTACAACTACTGACTCAGGTATTGATATTGTAAGTGGTACATCTGTTACTTTAGGTTTTCATGTAAAAGGAACTGGGAGTGTTGAGTTTTTTGTAAATAGAAACAAAGTGGCAACACACACCGCTAATCTTCCTGATGATGAAAACTTAGCTATCGGTGCGATGGAATTATCTGGTTCTGCAACAGGAACCAAGTCAATGACTATTGATTACCTGATGGCTGTACAAAACAGATAAAGGAATAAAAAATGGCTGAAACTAAAAAAGCCTCAAGTACGACTAAACCTAAGGTTACAAAAAAAAGTACACCCCTTCCTCCGAAGGGGAGTGCTGAATATAAATCTTTGGTTTTACAAGGCAAAATTAAAGAAAAATAGGAGGTCAACATGGCTGACGCTGTAGCCGTAACGACTATTGAAGATGGCGCAAGAAGAGCTGTTTTTTATCTTACTAATATTAGTGATGGAAGCGGTGAGGCTAATGTAAAAAAGATTGATGTATCGGCATTATCTAGCTTACAAGACGGCACTTCCTGTACTGGTGTCAGGATAACTAAAATAACTTATTCTAATGTTGGTATGGGAGTAAAATTAACTTTTGATGCAACAACTGATGTATTAGCAATTCAATTACCTGCCGATTTATCTGATCAATTAGATTATAGTGGTATTAATGGTCTTCCTGATTATTCAGGTAGTGGTAAAACTGGAGATGTGTTGCTAACAACGGTAGGTCATTCATCTGGAGATAGTTATAGTATTGTTATTGAATGTATAAAAGAATTTTAGGAGTATAGCGTGGCAACTTCAGGTTCAAGTGATTTTAATTTAGACATGGCTGAGATCACTGAAGAAGCGTTTGAGCGTTGTGGTCTTGAATTACGAACAGGCTATGATGCTAAAACTGCTAGACGGTCATTAAATTTAGTTTTTGCAGATTGGGCTAATCGTGGTTTAAATTTGTGGACTGTAGAGCAGGTAACACAGACGTTAGCTAATTTATCTACTACTTCAGGTATATCTACTTATCCTATTGGTGCAATTACTATGACGGTAGCAGCTAGTGGTAGTTTTAGTGTTGGTGAAACTATCACAGGTGGCACTAGTGGATCTACAGCTAGTATTATTACAAAACCTAGCTCTACAACCTTTACTATTACTATTCCTAGCGGAGATTTTACTGCGTCAGAGACTATCACTGGTTCATCTAGTTCTGCGACCACAACTGTTTCTGCTAATCCTAGTTTAGTAGACGCACAATCAACAGTAGATTTATTAGAGGTAGTGATTAGAAGAGATAATACAGATATAAATGTAAGCAGAATATCAAGAGCTGAATATCTTAATATTCCTAATAAAACACAACAAGGTAGACCAACTCAATATTTTGTAGACAGGTTAATTACACCTACTATAAATTTATGGCCAACACCAGAAAACTCTACCGATCAATTAATTTTTTACAGAGTAAAAAGAATACAAGATGCTGATGCAGGAACTAATAATCCAGATGTTCCATTTAGATTTTTACCTTGCCTAGTAGCAGGGTTGGCATATCATCTTGCGGTTAAAAAATCACCACAAAGAATTGGTGTACTAAAAGATATTTACGAAGAAGAATTTGCTCGAGCTGCGGCTGAGGATGGCGAAAGAACTGCGCTACGTCTAGTTCCATCTTACTCATCATTAAATATATAATGGCTAATTTTGCTTCTGGAAAACACGCTTTGGGTATATCTGATAGATCAGGTAGAACTTATAAGTTGCGTGAGATGATTAAAGAGTGGAATGGATTATTAGTAGGTAAAGATGAGTATGAGTCTAAGCAGCCTCAACTAGAGCCTAGACACACAAAAGCCGATCCGCAAGCGTTACGTCAAAGTAGACCAGACAGGACAGAACCCGCAGCTGAAGTTTTATTGCCTTTCAATGGATTTAGAACAGGCGATAGTGGCTCGGCAGTAATTACTGTTACAGAACCTGGTCACGGTAGAACTACAGGCGATACAGTTAGGTTTAGAAATGTAGAAAACTTTGATGGTTTTACAGAATCTGTAATAGAGTCATCTTCAGGGTATTCAATAACAAAAGTGGATGCTGATAGCTACACGTTTACCGCCAGTAGCGGAACTGCTACAACGGGCAGTGTGAAAGGCGGTGGTGGCTTTGCTTCAGCAGGTCCAGTAACAGTGAGCGCATAACATGGCATTTACCTTTACAACATTAAAAACAGCGATACAAGATTACACACAAAATAGTGAAACTACTTTTGTTAATAATTTATCTAGATTTATTATTAACGCAGAAGAACGTATTTTTAAAGAAGTGCAGTTAGATGTATTTCGTAAAAATGTAAATGGTGATTTAACTAGCGGCAATAAGTTTTTGACAAAACCTACTGATTATTTATCAACATTTTCGTTAAGTATAATTAATAGTTCTGAAAACGTATTCTTATTGCGTAAACACCCAACTTTTTTACAAGACTATACGCCTAATCCAAGCACGACAGGAGTTCCACAATATTATGCAGATTTTGATGAAACTACATTTATTGTAGCACCAACTCCCAGTTCTGCTTTGACAGCCGAATTACACTATTATCATAAACCTACTTCAATAACAGCAACGAGTGATGGTACAAGTTGGCTAGGCACTAACGCTGAATTAGCGTTGTTATACGCTTCATTGGTTGAAGCATATACCTTTATGAAAGGTGAAGCAGATATGTTTCAAATTTATAATGCAAGGTATCAAGAAGCGTTAGCTTATCTTAAAAATCTTGGGGAAGGTAAAAATACTAGAGATGAATATCGTTATGACAAACTTAGAAAAGAGGTTATTGCTTAATGTTTAATCTCAAAGTGGAATCTAATATTGGGGACCCTATTGTTGTTACCACAAAAAATAGAGGTATGGATGCAGAAGAGTGGGCAGAATTAGCGGTACAAAGAATTGTAGCTATATCTTCAGACACACCAATGCCTTTACGAGAACAAGCGATTGCATATAGAAACCACATAAAAGCTCTGTTGGTTGATTACTTTCATAAAGTAAGACAAAGTGAACGGTCAACAATAAAAGTAATTTTAGAACAACAAGGACATGCTGATATAGCTAAAAACATAAAGGATATTTAATATGGCAATTTCACAAGCAATGTGCAGTTCCTTTAAAAAGGAACTATTAGAAGCTAAACATAATTTTTTAAATAGTGGGGGTAGTACGTTTAAATTAGCTTTATATACTTCAGATGCTAGTTTAGGCGCAGGTACTACAGCATATACTACAAGTAATGAGGTAAGTGGCACGGGTTATTCAGCAAAAGGTAATACATTAACTAGAGTAAATCCTAGTTTAGACGGCACAACTGCAATTACTGATTTTGCTGATACTACATTTTCTAGTAGCACTATAACAGCTCGAGGTGCTTTAATATTTAATGAAGATACCTCTGGAGATACTTCAGTATTAGTTTTAAATTTTGGTTCTGATAAAGCATCAAGTTCAGGAGATTTTACGATTTCTTTTCCTGCGGCTGATGCGAGTAACGCGATTATACGGATAGCTTAAAGAAGTGAGTGTTTTAACAGGTTACGGAAGAGGCGGTTGGAATAGTGGCCCTTATGGTCAAACTGATACTTCTGTAAGTGTTACTGGAGTATCTGCTACTTCTGCCGTTGGTTCGATAACAGTTAATTTTGATTTTGTTGTTAGTGCGACAGGTGTAAGCGGGACAGGGTCAGTCAATTCTGTTGCGGTATCTAGTGCGGGAGAAGTTGCAGTAACAGGGGTAGCCGCTACCTCTGCTATAGGTTCTGTTACAGTTGAAACAGGAACAAGTATTTCGTTTAGTGTTACTGGAGTATCTGCTACTGGATCTATAGGTTCTGTTACAGTAACGGAAGGCTCTGGTATCACAGTATCTGCAACAGGAATATCTGCAACAGGTAGTGTTGGTTCTGTCACAATTGGAATAGGCTCAATCATAAGTGCTACAGGAGTATCTGCAACAGGTAGTGTTGGTAGCGTAATAATCGGGCTTGGTTCTACTATATCAGCTACAGGTGTCACGGCTACAGGTAGTGTAGGAAGCGTAAGTTTAATATTTAGCTCTAACATATCAGTTACAGGTGTTGCAGCCACAGGTGAAACACAAAATGTTTTAATTTGGGGATTAATAGATGACTCTCAATCAATAACATACTCTTTAGTAGATGACTCTCAATCAATAACATACTCTTTAGTAGATGATTCACAAACTGTTACTTATACTGATATTGACACTAATCCAATTATTACTTTTATAGTTACGGTGTATCCCAAGACTGGAGGCGGTAATGCTTTTTATATTGATGGTGTGGAACGTCCAGTGCTTACATTGATAGAAGGAAAAACTTATAGATTTGATACATCTAATAGTACGACAGCATTACATCCCCTTAGACTATCTACTACTTCTGATGGAACACACGCAGGAGGATCGATTTATTCAGACAATGTTACAATAGTTGGTACTCAAGGACAGTCAGGTTCTTATTTGCAAATAGTGGTTGTTTCTGGTACACCAACACTGTATTACTTTTGTACAGTTCATAGCGGTATGGGAAATCAAATAAATACACCTGTTCTTTATACAAATGTTACACTAAACGGAAACCCTAATTGGGAAGAAATAGCAGCATAGGATAATACAATGGCTAGTACATTCACAACGAACATAGGCATAGAAAAACCAGCAACTGGTGACAAGGCAGGTACCTGGGGAACTATGTCTAACACAAATATGGATTTGATAGATGAAGCTACAAATGGAGTAGTAGAAATTACTTTAGGGGCTACGGGCAGCTCAGGATCTCCTAATGATTTACCTATTACCAACGGCACATCATCAAATGGTAGAAATAAATATATTGAATTTAAAGATGGTGGAGATTTAGGAGGCACTGCTTTTGTTCAACTCACCCCTAATGACGCTGAAAAAGTAGTATTCGTAAGAAATAGTTTATCTGGTAGTAGAAGTATTTTAATTTTTCAAGGAACTTATGATGCCGCTAGAGATGTAGAATTATTAGCAGGTAAAGACTATATTTTAAAGTTTCCTGGTAGTGGCTCATCATCAACTGTTATAAATGTTTTAGAGAATATAGCTATTGCAAATGATTTAAGTTTGGTGTCAGACAGCGGTAAAATAGATTTTGGCGCAGATAGTGAAATTTCATTGGCCCATGTGGCGGATTCAGGTTTACAAATTAATATTGATAAGGCTGATGCTAACGCTGCTCCTGTATTAATTCTTAATAGAACAACTGATAGTCCCGAAGATAATGATGTGGGTGGTCAGATAGAATTTAAAATGGAAAATGATAATAACGAACAAGTAGATTTTGGTAAAATTACAACAACTGCACTAGATGTTTCAGACACTACAGAAGATGGAAAACTGACTTTACAAACTATCACAGCTGGTGCTGCTGTGAATAGTATAGAAACCACAGGCACAGCAACTACTTTTAATTCAATTACTAATGATGCTAATGCAGGCCCAATATTAAATTTAAAAAGAACTAGAGGTGCAGGAACCGCTGCTGATAATGACCTTGGTGGACAGATTGACTTTTTAATGAATGATGCAGGTGGCAATGAAACCACAGTTGGTAGAATAAAATCTAAACTTACAACTGCCGCAGATGGTTCAGAAGATAGTAAAATATCTTTTGCTTCAACAAATGGTGGCACTACCACTGATGTTATGACTGTTTCTGGAGAAGGCACAGAAAACGCAGTTTTCCCAGAATCACACATATCTTTTGATTTTGGAGTAAATGGAACTAGAAAAGATGCGGCTAAAAATTATGTCTTAGGTGCTGGTGTTAATAGATTATGGAAGTGTATAAATTCTTCAACAGCATGTTTTGGGGTGCAAGGTAATACAGAGGCTTCTTCAGCCATAGTTTATATCGATTTTGCTAGTAACGCTATGATTTTAAATTCGTCTATTGCTGCTCCTTCATCAGTTACGATGCTTGCTTTTAGAACGAGTGGTAACGGTACAACTGCGGGAAGTATATCATGTAGTGGTTCTGCAACTGCTTACACCACTAGTTCAGACTATAGAATTAAAGAAAATCTTGTTAATTTAACTGGAGCTATTGATAGAGTTAAAAATTTTAAAACCTATAGATTTAATTTTAAAGACAACAAAAGCAAAACTGTAGATGGGTTTGTAGCACATGAAGTAGCTAGTATTGTTCCCGAAGCAGTAGTAGGTGAAAAAGATGCGGTTGATAGTAATGGTAATATAGATCCACAGGCTTTAGATCAGGCAAAACTCGTGCCTGTGCTTACGGCAGCTTTGCAAGAAGCCATAGCAAAAATTGAAGTGCTAGAAACCAAAGTAGCAGCTTTGGAGGCAAAATAAATGAGCAGTAGTTTTACTGTAAATAATGGACTTGAAAAACCAGCTGCGGGTGATCAGGAAGGTCAATGGGGTGGCACACTTAATACTAATTTTGATATTATTGACAGGGTTTTGTCTGGGGTTGGTTCTGTTGCACTATCTGGAACTACTCACACTTTAACTACTTCTGATGGTTCTTTATCAGACGGTCAATTTAAAGTTATAAATTTTACAGGTGCTTTAGGTGCTAATAATACTATTACCATTAGCCCTAATGACCAAGATAAACTTTATTTTATTATTAATTCTACAACTGATAGTGGTAGCAGTGGTCCATATTCTATAATTATATCACAAGGTAGTGGAGCAAACGTCACTATACCTAATGGCGGTTTTGATATAGTAATCGCTGATGGTGCAGGTAGTGGAGCCGCAGTTACAAGTTTATTATCTAAAAAAATAACCACAGGTCAGCTCACTACAACTGGCAACGTGCTTATTCCTGACGCAGGTACTATTGGTTCCGCTAGTGATCCAGATGCTATATCTATTTCATCAGGTGGTGTAGTTGATTTTACACAAGTGCCAACATTTCCAAATGACACAATAGAAACTAATGATATCCAAGATAACGCAGTAACGCTCGCAAAGATGGCAGGATTAGCACGAGGAAAAATTATAGTTGGCGATGCTAGTGGGGACCCATCTGCTCTTGCATTAGGCAGTGATGGTGAAGTTTTAAAAAGCGATGGTAGTGATTTAGTTTTTGGTAGTGTATCAGCTAGTGTAGCATTAGATGACATTAGCACAGGTGACGCTGCTTCGACACTAGCTACCAGTGCAGGAAACATCACGATTGACGCTCAAGGTTCCAATACAGATATAATATTTAAAGGCACAGCAGGTAGTTCTGATGTTACTATGCTTACTTTAGATGGTTCAGCATCAGGTACAGCAATTTTTAACCATGATGTAAATTTAACTAATTCTGCTGCATATATTAACCATCGTGGCGCACATTTCAATGCTTCTTACGGCTATAATTTTCTTACTTATGCAGGAATTTTATTTAGATCAACGGCAAGTGGCATAGGTGTTCCTGCGGCTTTTCAAAATAGTGCGGGAACTACTGTTGGGTATATTTCAACAAACAACAGTAATACAGCTTATATTACATTTTCAGATTACAGATTGAAAAAGAATGTAGTTAATATTACTGATGGGATTTCTCGTTTAAATCAACTTAAACCTAGAAGATTTAATTTTGAAGATACCCCAACACAAGACGGTTTTTTAGCACATGAAGTAATGGCTACAGTGCCAGAAGCAGTTACTGGTGAAAAAGACGGTATGATTGATACTGGAACAATAAAAGATAAAGATGGAAATGTCATTGGAACTGAAGAAGAAAAACCTAAAGACCTTCATGTAACTGGATTTACTTTTGAAAAAACAGGAGAAACGGAAGAGTATCAAGGTATGGATTTGGCTAAACTAGTTCCTTTGTTAACTGCTGCACTTCAGGAAGCTGTAACTGAAATAGAATCGTTAAAAACAAGAGTGGCTGCATTAGAGGGAAGTTAATCAATGAATGATGCAACTGAAAAAGTACATGAACTAGATGCAAAACTAGAAGCGCATGTAGCCCGTTCTGAGGAACGAGATAAAACTGTATTTAACCGACTAGAAAATATCGAAAGAAATATTAGACAACATACATTTGCTTTGTTAACAGGCATGGCAGGTGTGATTATCACTTTATTGTTGAGATTATAATGCCACTCGTAAAACTACAATTTAGACCAGGCGTTAATAAAGAAAGTACGTCTTATGCAAATGAGATGGGTTGGTTTGATTCTAGTTTAATACGTTTTCGTAAAGGCCGTCCTGAAAAGTTAGGCGGTTGGTTGAAACTAAGCACCTCTACTATTTTAGGCACAGTGCGGTCTTTATTTAGTTGGGTTGCTTTAGATGGTTCTAAATTTATGGGCACAGGAACTAGTGATAAATTTTTAATCGAAGAAGGTGGTGATTATTTTGATATAACTCCTCTTCGTGCCACACAAGCGGGTCTTTCTAATCCTTTTACTTCTACTAGCAGTAGCTCTGTATTAACCGTAACAGACACGGCTCATGGTGCATCAACAGGAGATTATGTTACATTTTCAGGTGCAAGTACATTTCAAGGTGTAGCTGCTTCTGCCATAAATACTAATCATCGTATTACCGAAGTGTTAAGTTCTTCACAATATAAAATAGACACAGGTGATGCAGCATCTGGAGCTGGCACAGGTGGTGGCACAGTAACGGCTAAATATGAATTAACAACAGGATCAACTTCAGCAGTAGGTGGCGTTGGTTGGAGTGCTGGTTTATATGGCGGTAATTTACAAGATGTCGCAGTAACCACTTTAAATGGTGCAGTAAGCAATAGTGCTACTTCGATTACTTTAACTAGTATTACAGGTTTTGCTTTACCGTCGGACACAACTTTATCTGCTGACATCGAGATAGATACTGCAACTATCGCTGTAGCTGATAGTTCTGGTTTTCCAGCAAGAGGCACAATAAAAATTGGTAGTGAAAACATTATTTATACAGCTAATGCTAATAATACTTTTAGTGGTTTAACCAGAGGTGCAGACGGTACAACAGCAGCTACGGCTAGTAGTAGTGCTAGTGTAAAATTTCTAGGATTAATAAAAATTAATAATGAATTAATTTTATATGACACTGTATCAACGGCTACATTAAGTGATCTAACCCGTTCTGCTAGAGGTACCAATGTTTATAGTGGAACTGACCGAACTTCTCCCACAACTGCTAACGCATCTCATAGTGATGGTGACACAGTTACACTAGCAAATAGTTTTTCTGGTTGGGGTAATTTATCAGATAACACTAGTCCTAATTTGCAGTTGCGATTATGGTTTCAAGATAATTTTGGTGAAGACTTAGTATTTAACGCTAAAGATAACACCCCCTACTACTGGGATAGAACTTTAACAACAGGAACAAGAGCTACCGATTTAGCTTCACAGTCAGGTGCATCAGACGCACCAACGATTGTTAGACAAATAATGGTATCAACTGACGATAGACACGTTTTAGCTTTTGGCTGTAATGAAGTTGGCTCTACAGTACGTAATCCTTTGCATGTAAGATTTTCAGATCAAGAAAACCCTTTTGTGTGGACACCAAGAATTACTAATACCGCAGGTGGTTTAACTATTTCTTCTGGTTCAGAGATTATTCGTGCAGTAAAAACAAAACAAGAAATATTAATTTATACAGATGTTAATACGCACTCTATGAAATTTATAGGACCTCCTAATACTTTTGGTATTACTTTATTAGCTAGTAACACAGCTTTAATAGGGCCTAACGCAGTAACCACAGTTGCTGATAGTGTGTTTTGGATGAGTACAGAAAACTTTTATGTGTATGCAGGTCGCTTATCTATTATACCTTGCACGGTGTTACGGCATATTTTTGACGATATTAATATTGATCAAAGCGAAAAAATTGTAGCGGGTTCGAATAAAATGTTTGATGAGATATTTTGGTTCTATCCGTCTACTGGTTCTGAAGAAAATGATAAGTACGTTAAATATAATTATGCTGAAAAAACTTGGGACATAGGAACATTATCACGCACTGCCTGGTTAGATTTTAATATTCATACTTTGCCTAGAGCGGCAGGTAATGACAGTAATGGTAACACTTCAGTATTTACTCATGAGACAGGCACGACTGATGATGGTGCAGCTATGACTAGTTTTGTTGAGTCTGCTGATTTTGATTTAGACCCCGATGGCAATAATTTTATGCTAGTTAGCCGTATTATTCCTGATATTGCAGCAACAAATCAGGTAGATTTTGTGTTAAAGACTAGAAACTTTCCTGGTGACACGTTAGCAACTAATTCAACTAATGCGGTATTACCTACCACACAACAGGCTTTTATTCGAGCTAGAGCAAGACAAATAGCTTTACGTATTGAAAGTAATATATCTAATGTTAACTGGACGTTAGGGGACACTAGACTTGACCTTAGACCTGATGGGAGGCGATAATGGCTAAACTACTTCTGTCATCGTTAGCACAGGCACCTGATGAATACGATCCAGATACCCTACAAAGCATTTTGCGAGAAATCGAACTAGCTTTGCAAAGTAAAGATTTTCCACAACAGGTAGAGAGCACTGATAATGCTCGTAGCATAGCGTGGTTTTTAGGTTAGATGAGTACGTTTTATAAAAATGCTAAAGTAGACTTAACTACAACAGATGTAACTACTTTATACACCGCACCAACGGCCTCAAGCACGACTAATCCCGCAACAGCTATTTTTAAATCTATTCTAGTTGCAGACGATAGTGGGTCAGCTTCCACTATAACATTGACAATTACCGATGCGTCATCTAACGTATTCGTATTGTTTAACGTCAAAGCCACCACTGGTAATGGCACGGTTGAATTACTATCTGCGCCATTAGTAGTAGAAGAAGGGGAGGCTTTAAAAGTTACGGCAGGTAACGCTAACCGCTTACACGTAGTAGGCAGCTATTTAGAGATTACTAGAGATGACTAACGGCATACAACAATTAGCAGACAATTTAGCAGAGTTTGGACGATATGGTGATACCTATATGGTACACGCAGCAGAGGGTGAGACAGTTGTTCCTGCGGAGATATTAGAAGCTAATCCAAACCTAAAAGACGAATTATTTAGACAAATGCAATTAATGGGTATTCAAGACCCTAATCGTTATGTCGTAGGTAACACCTTAAATAGCATTAACCCCATTACGGGTCAACCAGAGTTTTTCTTTAAAAAATTATTTAAAAAAGTCGTTAAAGTTGCCAAAGTAGCAGCTCCGATTGTTGTGGGTGCATTTAACCCTGCGGCTGGTGCTGCATTGGGAGCAGGTATAGCTGCCGCTGAAGGTAAAGGCATTGGGGGTATTTTAGCAGGCGGTGCTTCAGGTTATTTTGGCGGTAAGGCTCTATCAGGTGGCATAAGTGGTTTTCAAGGTGCTGGCGATGTTGGTTTTTTTACTAAATTAGGATCAGGCATTAAAGGCGGCATTGGTAATTTATTTACAGCTCCGCAAGGCGGTACAAGATTAGAAAGTTTTGGTCAGCTGTTTGGGCGACAAGCACCTGCATTAGGATCGGCAGATCTCCGAGCCGCTTTACCGCCAGATATTGCTGGAAGAGCCGCTCAAAAAACTACAGCATTAGGTAAAGAGTCTTTTAGAAGAGCCATTGGCGAGGGATTTACTAGTGCAGGAAGAGAAGCAGCAGCAAAAACAGGGGCGGAACAAGCTCTAGAAAAAGTTGTTAGTCCTGCTAAAGCAGCTTCAGGCAAAGGTAGGGGTTTAGGTAAGGTTACAGACTTTTTAGGAAGTGAGGCAGGTAAAAATATATTAGGGACATTATTGCCACTAGGAGCAGGGGCCTTAGCCGCTAAATATCAATCAGATTTTAATAAACAAAGAACTGATGTAAATCCTCAAATGACAGCGGGACAAGAATATTTCAGTACACCGCGTGATCAAAGAACAGCGGAACAACAATTTGCAGCAGGGATAAGTGCTCCATTTGGAGCGGCAGAGTTAGCTAGACAAACTGGTATAAGTGTTGAAGATGCACAAAACTATTTAAGTTCAGCATTTCCTAGTGAGCGTGTGATGGCAGCTATGGGCGGTGAAATAGTAGGCCCAGGCACTGGTACATCAGATAGCATACCTGCAAGGTTGTCTGATGGTGAGTTTGTATTAACAGCACAAGCAGTTAGAGGTGCGGGTAACGGAGATAGAGATTTAGGTGCAGCAAGAATGTATGATTTGATGAGCCGATTTGAAAGAATGGCATAATAATGTTAGATCCAGGTAGAAGACAAGAAATACTTGCGGGAAACAGACCTACAAGTGCAACAACAGGAAGGACAATGAGTACGAATCCAAACGAAACGCAACAAACGGTAATTAACAGAGCCGCTCCATTTATGGAGGATTATACTAGGAGATTATTAGATCCTGTTTTTGCATTAGGCACTACTCCTAGAGATTTACCACAACAAGAGGTTGCACCATTAAGTAGTCTAGTTACTAGGGATCTTGAACAAGCAAGAGGGTTGCCTTCTTTTTTACCATTTCTAACCGAAGCTGCTGACATAGCCAGAGGCACAGCACAGGCTCCTACTGCTGAAAATTTACGACAATTTATGGACCCAAACCTAGAGTTAGTAAGAGATGCTGCTCTCAAAGAAATAGACAGAGGTGGTTTACAACAACTTAATCAATTACGTGGTAACCAAGTAGCGCGAGGTGCTTTTGGTGGCACTCGTCAAGCAGTGCAAGAAGCAGAATTAGGTAGAGGTTTGCAAGACGTTCGTGCTAAAACTATTGCAGGTTTACAGTCGCAAGCCTTTCAAGATGCACAAAGAGCTTTCGAAAACCAACAAGCTAGACAGGCAGGGTTAGCCACTATGTTAGGTAATATAGGGTTACAAGGACAAAGAGTTACAGCAGGATTAGGTGGGTTAGAGCAAGCCCTTGGACAAAGACAGCTTGATGTAGATTTCTTAAATCAACAAGCTCAATCACAAGACCCATTTACTCGATTTGGATTTATTAGTGATATTTTACGTGGCGTACCAAGTTTTCAACAACAGTTAACATCAACTCAAGCTCCTGGTGCTAGTCCGTTGTCCGCGGCCATTGGTACAGGATTAGGTGTTGCAGGTTTAGGACAAGCCGCAGGGTTACCTAGCGTAGCTGACTTTTTTAGAAGGGATTAATTATGGTACAAGGACCTTTAGGTAGAGGACAAGGAATAATTGGAGGCGGTCTT